CAGCCGCATGGGTAGCCGATGAAGAAATCTGGGACAAGGCCAAAAAAGCCGCGGCCAAGTATCATGATGAGCCGTATTATTGGGCGACCGTGGCACAGGTGTACAAAAATATGGGTGGCACTATTAGAAAAAGGGAAACTCAAGATGAGCCTGCTCCGGATGCCAAGCCTGCTCAAACGCCTCATCAAGATCCCGAATCGCAGGCTCGCAAAATTATCATTGATAACCCTGATATCAGTGCCTCTACTTTGCTTAACACTATTAAATCTCAAGGGCTGTCCATCACAAAACAAGAGCAAGCAGATTCAGCAAGCGCATTCCCGCAAGTTACCCGCCCCCAGAAGAAAGAAAGTAAGGCCGCCAAAATCCAATTTGTCTCATGCCGCTTGTCTGAAAGAGCTGCGGCGGATGATGGAATTGGACCGACAAAATTCCGCTCAATATTGATTGAAGAGGGCCTGGGCAATCTCAAGGACACCTACTACTACACCCGCGAGGCCCTTGAGAGCGCAGTGCCTATTTTCGAAGGTAAAAAGATTTATGCAGATCACCCATCGTCCGATGAAGAGCGCATAAGGCCCGAGCGTTCAGTAAGGGATGTTTTGGGGTATTTCGAAAGCGTGCAACTGGAAGAGGATGCCGACGGTAGGGCTCAGCTTGTGGCTGATGTGCAGATCCTCGATGAGCCATCTTATGCATGGGCCAGGGGCCTAATGCGCCATGCCGTAGATTACTCCAAGAAATTCCCAGACAAGGATTTCATTGGGCTTTCAATCAATGCCAATGGCCAAGCGGAAGAGGTTGCCTTATCGTCTTTCCTTAACGAGAATGAAATTCCTGAATCAGCTCTTTCAAAACTTCGCAAGGCAAAAGATGAGGGAGTTGATACAATCAGAATAGTTTCCGCAATCACCGACGCTGTGAGCTGTGATTTGGTAACTGAAGCGGGGGCCGGTGGTCGAGTGATGGCTTTAATCGAACAGGAGCGCAAGGAAATGGTTAAAAAGGATTCTAAGAAGGAAGAAAAGAAAACCCAAGCGGAGGATACCGCCCATGTATCACATGTCCAAATCAAAAGCCGCGAAGCAGACGACGGGAAACAGGGCCACGACGACGCCGCCAAGGATGAAGAGCTCTTTAATCAGCTGCTTAAAAAGTACATGGGAGAATCTTCAGAAAGCGATCCAGCTCTTGAGGGAATGGTTAAGGAGGCTTACGGGGTAGCCAAGGAAGCCGGGATGGGCGATGACGAGGCAATGAAGAATGCCGTTGGTTATGCCAAGATGGCCAAGGTTATGGGGGAAAAGAAAGCCAAGGAAGCGGAGGCAGAAGCCAAGAAGGCGGAGGAAGCCTGTCCGCCACCTGAAGATAAGAAAGAGGCATCCGCCGATGGCGAGGCCAAGAAAGAATCCGCTAGCCCGAAAGATGCGGAAATCATGAAGCTCAAAGGTGAACTAGCAAGCCTTAAGGAAAAATTAACCAAGATTGAGATTGAATCATACCTAGACGAAAAGCTCGCTGAGACGAAACTCAGGCGCGAGCACACAAAGCAGATTAGGGAAGCTATTGGCCCGGTGAAAAGTAGGGAACAAGTGGACGGGGCCATCAAGAATTTTATGGCAGGCTACAAAGCTCGCGGTGAGGCGAGCGATCTGGGGCTTACCATTGAAGTGGAAAAGGTTGGCGAAAGGGAGAGTGGAATCTCTTTTTCTGACTGCACCATTTAAATAAAAACTAAAACCTTAACCGATTGGAGCGCATGTTATGGCTACTAAGCCTGTAAACAACATCGTGCGTGATGAGAGTAAGCGCAGCTTGTTCTCGGACGCAACCAAGGTTATTAGCGCATTGTCGAATTGGAATCAGGGCGACCTGCTTTATTTTGACGACGCTACCAACCTTTTAAAACCCGTGGCTTCGGATGCTACCGCCGCCGACCTTTGCGGCGTCGCGGTGCAGACCGTGGTCGATGGCAAGGTAAAATCACCCTATCAGGGTACTGCGGTAGACGCGGCAGAGGCCTTAGCCCATCCCGCTGGCCCTGTGTATGGCGTAGTTGCCAAACTAAAGGCCAAGGTAGGTGATGCCTATGCCCCAGGAGATAAAGTCTACGCAGACGCAACCGATGCTCAAACCGTATCTTCTGCAGGTACTAAAGTTATCGGTGTCTATCAGGGCTCCACTATTGCTACCGCTGTAGCAGGCGACATGGTGGAATGTCTGATTGGCTCGCGGTTTCCAACTGATGCTCTTAAAACCTAATTGGAGGGACCAATGGACGAGCAAATTCAAAAATTGATCGAGGCCCTCCGAGAGGCGGGCAAGAATGGAACGGACCTTTCTACCGTTGGCAGTAAGCGTGCCGCCAATGAGAAGGTGATCCGGGAATGTTTATACGAGGCTGGTGAAGCAAAGAACTTGAGTGAAACGATGAAGCGGCGTTTCAAGCTGGATATCTTCGACCACAAGGCCTTCCCGGTGAGAGAGGGGAAATTCTCTTGGAAGAAACTCCGTGAGAAGTTAGACGCTGAGCTTTCCGAAGCTGATTCGGCTAGCTCTTTCGTTCAGTTCTTACGGGCAGGTATTCAGAACATCACCGCAGGGGCATATGAATCCGTCAAAACGACTTATGAGGACTGGGTAACCGTCGTCCAATCAAGTCGTGATACGGAGCTCTATGCGCCGATGCATGGGGTGGCATTCCCGAGGAAGGTCGGAAGCCAAATGCACTATCCGCAAGTGGGTGCCGCGGCTCTCGATATCAAGCTGAAAAACTACAAGTACGGCTCAATGTTTGAAGTCGAGCATGAGCTCCTTGAAGATGATCAGACTGGTAGCTTTGGCCGCCTGGCTGGACAGCTTGGGGAATACTTGAAACTCCTATGCGAGGTATTGGTATACGGGAAGCTGGCCGGAAATCTCGCGGGACTAAAGTACCTAGACTATGAGAGTGACCTTTCAGAGACCAAGCCTAGCGATGAGGCAACCTATCCTTGGAGCACGGCGCTTAGGGGCGGGGGCCGCAATAGGCCAGCTGCCTTTGGCGCATTGCTTCAGGCCAATATTCAAGAGGCAATCATCGCTCTGATGGAACAGAAAAACTTGCTAGGTATCAAAATGCAGGTGAATCCCGATAGGTTCCTTATCGGGCCAAAACTGTCGTTTGACCTCGCGGTCCTTCTGAATAGTGCCTACTATCCATCGGGCGCCGCAGCGGCGGGGGCCGTTGGCGGGGCATTCGCGATTAACCCCCTCAAGGGCATCGCCGATGTCACGGTGTCAAGGTACATGCCGACCTCGGTTGGTCCGTCCTATGATGCCTCCAAGGCATGGTACTTGATTGATTCCCGAAAGCCGTGGTTCGTTCTGCAAATGCGAGAGGCCATCAGCATTGTGCAGGAAAACCCACAGGCGGGTGAATCCTTCGAGCGCGACGTAATCCGCTTTAAGGCCCGCGCAAGAAAGAATGCGGACCATTTGGATCCGCGTTTCGCTTGGCAGGGGAATGATGGTTCCGTATAACGGGTGGGTGAAAACCTAGATCCAGACACTAATGAGGGAGGCCCCCTAAGCCATGGGGCCTCCCTAAATACCTTCCGCTCTGATAGACATTGATTACAATGTCAAAACCATACCAGAGAGTTATCGTTAGAAAATCCACTTCCGATAGTCAGTTTCCACGCGATACGATGAGCAGAGAGGCAAGGATCCTTGCCATATCTGAAAGGCGCAATGGGTTATTCTCGGTTGCCGAGAAAATCGCCAATCACAAATTCCATTACCGTAATTGGTACTTCCCAAACGGGATTACCGTTTTCCCGATGGATAAGGAATGCAGGTATGTGGATAAGTATTTCCCCTACGCCGAGCACGGCCCTTTGCTGGTCGATGAGCCCAAGGATGATAGAGACCTTTCTCGATGTAAGGAAAAAGCCAAGGCCCTGAAGATAATGGGCTTACGATATGTCTATGTGAGCTATCAAATGTCCGTTGCCGATGCCGTGGAGCAATTAGGTGAGCTATGAGTTGGATTACCGCCACAAGTGATCTGAGAACACTCCTAAGTGATGGGCCAACTGATAAGATCAGATATAGAAAATCCGTATTCGGTCAAAAGAATGGCGCCAATAAAAGATTTAAGACCTTCGAGCCAAGACGGGTTACCGATCTCACCACGGCAACGCAACCATTTGGCGTATTTATTAACGGTAGCCTTGTTGCTACTGCTAGTGACGATCTCATTGTTGGCGAATTTGAGTTAGTGACGGCCCCTGTCGATGGTGATTTTGTCGAGGCTACCTATTATTACCAATGGTTCATTGATTCAGAGCTTGCGGTGTTTCTCAAAAACGCCGCCCAATGGCTTGGCAAAGGGGCTGACATCACTACGGTCCCGGATGGCCTACAGCCAGCGGCTCTTCATCACGCCGCCCAAGAGTCCTATCATAAGCTAGCCCTTAAATGGTCCGAGCACATGAGCGAAATGTACCTTTTAGAGGATGCGCCAAAGGACGGAAGTAAAGACGTGCTAGAGGGATACAGAGCACTGGCCAAGGATTTCACGGAAAAAGCCACCGCCCTCCGCAATGATTTCTATGAGAGACAGGGTCAATCTATTCAGCCCATAGTCACTTCGATAATTGGCTCTGTCAGGGATGTGAAGCCCCAGCGATGAAAGCACAAATTGATATCCTTAAAGATGCACTCACGCCGCATCTTGATGGGATGCTAAAAAGGGCGAGCTCATCGGGCATTCGGGCCTATCTATCTAGGGTGGTCTACAAGCAATATCAAGACGCCCAGATCGAGCGATGGAATACCGAGAACAGATCAGAGGGGCCTAGGTGGAAAAGGCTTAATCCAGCCTATGAGAAATCAAAACGAAAGCGATTTGCTAAATACCCATACGGCGGCACTAAGATGCTTGTTGCCACCGGAAGGCTATTAAAGAGCGTCGTGGGTACTGATAGGCGTTACCACAGGCGGGTAGTGCTCCATTATGCAATGGAAATTTTAGTTACCCTTCCTTATGCGCCCAACGTGAATGCAGAGAGAAACTTCACCCAATTTGGGCAGAGAACAAAAAGAGAAATCCTTGGCGGCCTTAAGCGCCATATACTTGGGAAATAATGGCAAGCTATCTTCTTATCGAAGGCGCCACAGACCTCATTGAAGATCATATCAAGGCCAATGTCGCCACGGCGCTCCAAACAGTGCGTACAGATAGGGCCGATGCTCTAGTGAGCACCGAGCCGCCGCAAAGCTATTTTCGCTTCCCGCAGAGCCACTCTTACAGGCCTCCTGCGGTATTTATCATAGGAGAGGATTTTGACTTCAGGCTTGCTGAAGGCCCCAATCATGTGCATGGCATGGGAAGAATCAATGTGTCCGTGGTGGTCGAGGATAGGAATCGCCAGCTATTAAAAACTAAGGCGTGGCGTTATCAGGCGGCCCTAGCCAAGCTACTCAACAATACGACTTTGACTAACCTGGCCCAGACGGTAAAGATTGTCACAAAGCTGGTTCGATTCAGTTTTTACGAGCTCGAGTACAACATCAAGAAACGCGACACGCCAGAGGCGGCGTTCCGAGAAGAGGTTGTGCTAGAATTGGAAGTTGAACACTACGAACAGATTTAGCCTTTAGGAGAGCGCCAATATGCCTAGCTCATTTGCTACTATCACGCCGACAAATCTGGAGTTAACCCCATGTCGAGTTACCTACAAAGGTACAGACCTGGGTGCAACGCTGGGCAATGTGGTAGTCGCCCCAGCGTACACGTCGGCGGATATCTTAGCCGATCAATTCGGAACAGAGGCTATAGACAGTGCCGTGAGCGGCTTTAGGGCGTCAATCACGACGGAGCTGGCTGAGGTCCAGAAAAAGGATAACTGGA